CCGGCGGTTGGCATATCTTTGTAGCCTACCGCGAGGGTTGTGTAGATGGTTGGAGAGCCTGCTTGCTCGACTTCAGCAAGCAAGGTCCACCCGCCGGGAACCGTAAACGGGTTCATGTCGGTGCCGTCAGTCGCCACAACGTAAAAGGCTATGCAGTCGGGGCGCGTGGTGGTAACGCCCGGCACCGTGATGGAAGTGTTGGCGGAGATTTCCGCGTTGGCTCCAACGACGTTTGCAACATCAACGTCGCTGGCTCCGCGAATCAGCAAACAAATCACCGCCCACCCGCTGAAAGTGGAGTTGTAAGAAACGGTGATCGTTCCGGTTTGTCCTGTTGTTACTTGCAGGCTGAAAACAGCAATGTTTGCGTCAGGTGTTGTGCTACTTCTAGCAAACACCATCTGCCCGCCGGATGGAGACTTGAAGACAAACCCGGCGTCCACACCATCGCCGGTTAAAGTGGACCCGTCGTTCGCAACAAACATTAAAACCACGTCGCCGTTTTGTGCGCCGCTCGGGATCGCGCAAGTGGCGTTCTGGCTGGTTCCAGAATTGGTCGTTTGCGCAACAATGGTAGGAAGAGCCATGTCTTACCTCACCCGTGGGTGATCGCCGCGCTGTTGATCGTGACGGTGTCGCCCGCAGTGATACCAACGCTCGACAGGTTGATGTTTGCGCCCGATGTGCCAACCGTGAGGCCAGACACGATTACGGTGCCGGAGCTGTCCTTGATGCGCGCCTCGGCAGCTGTGCCGGTGGCGTCAGCGTTGGTGTCCGACTGGGGCATGGTGAAGGTCAGCACGCCACTGGCCACGGACCCACAAGGATCGGCCAGGGGGATGACAGCCAGCACAGAAGCCATGCCAGTGGTGCCAATCTCAAGGGTGCCCCCAGAGGAGCCCCCGTCGATGGCGTCGCGAACAACAGTCATGCGGTTGTTCTTGACGGTGGTGGAGTAGATGACTGCCATGACGCTTTCCTTTAATTGACCATTGCCTTGAGGCTGGCCAGCTTGGCCTCAAACTCAGCGCGCTTTGCGTCGGCAGTTTTGATGGCCGAGTCGGCTTCCTTCACTCGGCGATCGGCTGCGTCTTCAATGGCCTTCAGGTCCTCGGCGCGTCGGGCATTGGCCACGCGGTCGGATTCCACTCGGGCCTGGTCAGCAGCGAGTGCCTCGCGCTGGTCTGCCATCCAGCGGTCAAAGCGGTTTCGCTCATCACGCATTGCCTCTCGACTCAGCTCAATCTCTTCTGAGGCCTTGAAGGCCCTGGAGGACTCTTCCTTGACCTTGGCTCGGTTCTGCTCGACCAAGCTGGCCTGGCGCTCCAGTTCTGCGGCCTGCTGCTTGGCCTGAGCAATGGAGGCGTCTGCAGCATTGCGCTCAGCTGCGGCTGCGTCTTGGGCGGCCTTGACCTCCTGCAGTGCGCCCTTGAGCTTGGTTGCGTCCTTGGCCAGCTCGAGCACGGACAGCAGGTTCATGGTTGCGTCAATCTCGGCAACCGACGGGGTGGTGTTCATCATCATTGAAATACTCCTTATGCGGATGCGATTCCCGCGATTTTAAGACCCGGCGTCACGCCGAGATACTCAGTGCCCCCAGCGCCCATTCGCATGGACGTTGAGGACGCTGTGGGGTTTGCTCCAACAGAAACTCGGCAAGCGGCCTCGGCATGGATGCGAACGAATCGAGTCACATCTGAAAGCGCGCCAGACTGAGCGGACACTCCTGCAATCTCAACTTGCTGGTTTCTGATGTTTGGCTCCTGCCCGGCCATGATCAGGCTTCCCCGACCGGCCGCAGCAAGCTCTCCGTACTCTGTGATGTCGACTACAGGCATTGTGATACTCCTTAAATTCCTGAGCCCTGGCGAGCCTTGATGGCAGCCTCAGCGTTAAAGAGCTGGCGCGCGTTGTCCAGCTTCAGCAACTCAAGGCGCTCGCGGCGTGCGAGCTCTTCGCGGGTCATGATGCCGTCCTGCTCCATCTTGGCCAGCGCAATCTCGCGTTCAAACTGTCGCCCAATCATGGTCTGCTCGGACTCGGCGCGCTCGCGCTCAATCTGGTAAGCCGTGTTCTGCTGCTTGCTCTCCATGTCCATCTGCGTGAGCTGGGCCTCGAGCTGCATGGCCTCGCGGCGGGCCTCGATGTCCAGCTGCTTGGCTTGCATGTTCATCTGGGCCACAGCGATGCGCGGATCTTGCGGCGCACCCTGCTCGGCCATGGCCTGGGCATCCTGGGCGACCTCGTCCTCGTTCTTCATGAGTTCGTCGGGGTTGACCTTGAAAGCCTTCAGAATCGCCTTGAGCTCCTCGCGTTCTTTGAGGTGTGGGGTGTAGCGCGGGTTGTTGGTGATGTTGGCCAGGTTCAGCAGGGCTTGGTTCTGGATGTCGCGCTCGACCAGTGCAGTGGAGCCCCGGGCGTCGATCTCGTAGTCGCCCTTGATGGCTGGTTCTGGATCGTTGGCCATCTTCCAGTCGTAGTAGCGGCCGATGTGCGGGCGGGTGATGTTGTCGTCGTACAGCTTCACACGCTGGCGCAGCACTGCGTTGGCGTTGTTGTAGAGCATGACCATGCCACCCACCGTCTCGGGTGCGCTGCCCTGCTCGCCGCCCATGATCTGGGGCATGCTTGACTCGGTGTCGGCGAAGGCCATGGCAGCCTGAGCGATCGACAGCAGCTCTTGCAGGTGCGAGTTGAACTCAAACACACTGAAGGCCTGGCGCACATCCTCGAGGTCATCCTTGGCCAACCAGATCTTGTTGGGCGTGATTTCGTAGCTGCCATTTTGCGGAAGGATCAAACCTTTCTTCATGACGATCTGGCCACCCAGTGAGGTGCGGCCGTTATCCATCACCTGACGCCAGGCGCTGTTGACCACGCGCTGTTGGTGCTCAAGCTCGTCGGGCAAACCGTAGCCATACGGGGAATCGTCCGCCTTGCGCCAGCACCACACGTCGATGGGCAGCGTCTCGTCGGCCACCCAAGAGGGCATGGCACCAATCACCTTGTCGTTGACCATGACCAGCACGCCGAAGGTGACATCCTCGATCGGGTCACCTGCGCGCTCGGTCAGCGTCAGCATCTCGTCCGGCTCGATTTCGCCGTGGTAGGTCCACATCTCGTAGCTGTCTTCTTGAATCACGTCACGCAGCACGCGGCCCTCGGCCACGCGGATGCGGCTCGGGCTGGAGCGAAGCACCTCACGGATCGCTTCGGTGTCATAGCCAGGCAGGCCCACGACGGCGCGTAACTCCTTGCGCGTGACGTTGCGACGCATCCAAAAGCCTCGGCCACGCTGGTGGTCGTTGCCGCATGCGGGATCGAACCACACGTCCCATGGGTCCAGGCTTTGGGTGGCGGGGACGATGTTCTCGTTGTACTGCAGGGTCTGCGTGCCGTCGGGCTGGGGTAGCCAGATCTTGCTGGTCTGGCGGGCCGGGAAAGGGCCGTACAACACGCCAGCGCCCAGGCGGATGGCGTTCTCCACGATCTTGCGGCTCTCGCCGTTGTAGTCGCACTCGGTCAGGCTGTCGTCGATGCTGTTGCGCATTGCCTCGGCCGCCTTCTTTGCGGCCTCTATTACCACCTTGGCTTCGTCGTTGGCAGTCATGCCGGTGGGCTGACCAGTCATTGGGTCCACCGTTCGTCGCTCGTCACCCGTCATGTTGGCCACCTCGGGGATCGGGGTGGGCTTGATGTCCCAGTTGCGGTCGTCGACGGGGAACAGGATCTCGCACATGCGGGCGATGGCCTGGTCGACCTTGGGGCGCACGATGTTGATCACCACGCGCGAGCGGTTGCCGTCGGTCACCTTGCGCGCGGGCGGGCCGTTGCGCAGCGTGTTCTCGAACTCGCCCGTGCTCTCGGTGCGCTCACCGAAGTAGAGCTGCGCGTTGCGACGCCAGCGGCGCTCGACGTCAGTGGTGGCGCGGTGCTGCACCCACTTGTCACGCATTTGGGTGAAGTAGCCGTGGAGCTTGTCGATCTCCGACTTCTTCATGTCTTCGAACTGCTCTTTGGTCATCATCTGGCCATCCATCTCGATGGCCATGTCTGCTGGAAAATCGTTTGGGTTCATGGTGTCTTCTTTCAATATCCAGTCAATTCATCAAGAGCAGCCCACGCCGCACTCTGCTGAACAGGGGCGCTCCATTCGTCGGGCTTCTTGACCGGGTAAGCGAACGTCAGCGCCAGGCTGTCGGCCCGGTCGGGCGACTTGATGCCGCGCTTTTTGGCGTCTTGCTTACTCTCAAGCAGCAGTTCTCCACCCTTGTAGCCGTACTGCAGGGCGGTCAGGTCGGTGACCAAGTCAGGGTCGTTCGGGATCGAAGCGCCTGCCTTGATCCACTCGCGCATGTCGCGCCACATCCTGGCGCGCAGGTTGTAGTGTTGGCCATCGGACAAACGCAGCGCGCTGTTGACGTCAACCACCATGTCGCCGAAGTCGCGGCGCAAGATGTCGGCTACACCGGAGCCGATGCCGATCGTGTCCACTGCGATCTGGGCCACATCTCCCAGCTGCGCACGGATCTCATCTTTGGCGCGTCCTGCCACGTCCACCACGTCCATACCACCGAAGGCGATCTGCCGCAGCAGCACCCTGCCCTGGCGGAACGTAAAGCAGGTCTTGTCGTTGCCGAAGCGCGCGACGTCAATGCCCATGATGACAGGGCCGTAAGCCATGACGTCCGCAGCACCTTTTCGGGAGGCGGCCTGAACCACCTCGCCAGTGATGTAGGCGTTGGCCACCGATGCGGTGTAGCTGCGGTCGACCTCTTGGGCCAGCACAACGGGGTCCAGGCTTTGGCGCTGCTTCTCGTACCACTTCTCATCTTTGCGCGGGTCATCGCGCCAGTCGAAGATGAACTTCTTGGTGCGGCCGTCGTGCGCGCGTCGGTAAAACGGGTTGCCCGCGCCGTTGGGCGTGGACACGTAGATCCGGCAGTTCGATGTCTGCGACAGCGCGGCGTCGGCGGTGTCGGGGTGCTCGAGGAACGCGGCCTCGTCCACGAAGTAGATCGACGTGCGGTTGCCTCGGCCAATGTTGTCGCCTGCTTCGCCAGTGATGAACGACCCGTTCTCAGGGTTCTGGATCTTCATGAACGGGGCGTGCTTCTGTGGGTCCCAGCCCTCGGGCTGAAACTCACGGGGAAGTAGGTTGATGAACTCGCGAACCTTCCAGAACAAGCTGGCAGGGTTGCCGATTTGGTCAACGTAGTTCTCTTTGCGCGAACCGAAGCCCACCACGGTGCCGGTCTTGAAGATCATCATCCACGCGGCGAAGGCCACGCACAGCCAGGACACGCCCGCGTCTCGGCTCTTTTCAACGATGCCGTCCTCGCGCATGAGCCAGCGCTCAAGGCACCAGTCGATGAACTCGCGCTGCTTGGGGAAAAGCACGAACGGCACCACGGTGCGCAGGCCCTTCTCGGCCAGCCGGGGGTCAAAGGTCATGCCCCAGTCGCTGATCCAGTCTGCGGGGTGGCCGGCGTAGTAGTCGAGCAGGCGCGCGACGATCTCTGGCTTGTCCCGCATGCGCTCGAGGCGCTCGACGCGGGTCGCGAAGACCTTCTCGTAGTCGGGATTGATCCAGTCGAAGTTTTCCATCACTCGCCCTTGATCAAACGCTCGTAGGCCTGCTCAGCTGTCAGCGACAGGTCGGCCTTGATCTCAATGGCTTTTCCGTTCGCTCCGGTGTGCTCGACCTTGGTCTTGTCGCCATACGCGGAGGCGTGCAGCTTGGCGGCGACCTTCAGGTTGGTGTCGATCGCGGCGCGCAGGCCTGCAGCGTCACCCAGGGCGGCAGCTGTGCGGCCGTAGTCCAGCGCCGCGTCGACCAGGTTGTGCGCTCGCTCGATGCCCGCCATGGCGTACTGGTCGCGGGTTTCCTCGCTGTCCATCAGGATCTGGCGCAGCTTCCAGCCGGGCACCTTGAAGGGCAGGCTGTCAGCGATCGCCTGGAAGGACTCACCCCAGACGTAGCGGTCGAAGACGACGTCGGCCACGGCCAGGACGTCCGCCTTGAGCTGCTCGGCGGCTGTGCGCTCGGGCAGCTTGTGCAGGGCCGTGCCGTATCGGTTGTCTTTCGTCTTGCTCACCATTTTTCCTTGTTGGCCCAGTAGGCTGCACTCATCTTGCCTTTTGCAATGTTCTCCGCGTGGCGTGCTTTGAAAGCCTCGTTTCGCTTCGTTCCTTCGGGCGATCCCTTGACGCCCTGCTGGCCGAAACGGATCAGCTTGACGTCGTCGCCTGACTTGGCCAGCACAGCGTGCGACTTGGTGGCGTGGCCAGGCGTGCGGTTGGGGCTGTTGTAGCCCGAGAACTCCATGCCTCGATAGATGATCCCCACGGCTTACCCCTTGGCTGTCTTGGCGGACTGCACGAACGCTTTTCGCGTCGGCGCGCCTGCTTGGCCTGGCTGGCGCATGCGCTCGCCAGAACCTTGTGCGATGCGCTCACGCTTGGCGGCGATGTTGGCGTACAGCCCTTGCGACGCTGTTCTGCCAATGATTCCTTTGCCGTTCATGGCGCATCTCCAATGGGGTGGCCCCTCGGTCATCCTGCCTCGGTGGGAGACGAACACGTTGGCGAGAGCCGGGGGCCGTAAATGAAAAAGCCCGCACGGGGCGGGCTTTGATGGGCGTAATTGCCCGGGCCTGACTATAAAGCATTGTGATACCCGGGTCAAATTCAGTCGTCGATGCCCTGCGGGAGGCGTGTCAACCCCTGCCTGGTGCACAGGGTCAAAAAGCGCACGGCCGCCTCGACCGTCTCTCGATCGCTCTCCATGCCCCATTCGCGGCGCAGGTAGATCAGCGACGCGGCGATGTCGGGCGAGAGCGCCGTGTTGATCGTGCGGCCGCCCTTCTTGCGCCGGTACTTGCGCTGGCGCTCAGCCCCCGTCATGGCTCCGGGGTTGCGCGAGCGAAAGCCCTTGCGCTGGGTCAGCGGGTCGCTCATGACAGTGCAAGGGTCAAGGCGGCGCACGCGACCAGCACAATGGCCACGGTGCGCAGCATCCACTTGGCCAGCTCGCGCACGCACTGCTGCCAGGCTGTGGCGGCCAGAGGTTCGCGGTCAATCATCTTGCGGCCAATGCGTGCGGTCATGCCGGCTCCTTTTGTTTTGTTGTGGCCACCAAGACCAGGGCGCGCTCCATCTCCTGCACGGTGCACTCCTCAAGCTGCTGGGTGTGGATCTCCATGCCAGCCTTGATGGCCTGCATCTCGGGGCCGGTGAACAGGAAGCGGCCGGTGCGCTCGCCGCGATCGTGCGCAGCGTAGGCGGCATCCTTGGCGGCCCTCAGCTCGGGCAGCCAGTCAGCGCCCAGCTTCTTGTTGATGCGCGGCAGGCACACCGCCATGTCGAAGGCCTCGCGCATGGTGTGCGAGTGATCGCCCGTGCCGTTGCCAAAAATGATGGCGTCCATGGCCGCCAAGTTGGCCACCTTGAGATGGACCCCGGCCTTGGGCACGCTGCCTACTTGTTTGAACCCGGCCCTGATCCAGCTCATGTTGTCCAGGCGCACGCCCTTGGGCTTGTAGTTGCTTTTCTTACGCATTGTGATGTTCTTTCGGCGTGCAGGTGTGGCTCATGCTGCGGCACCCTCGTCCATCGTCTCTTTCAGAAATGCCGTCAGTCGTTTGATCTTGCCCTTGTGGAACTCCACCATTTTTGTGGAGTACTCCTGCTGGTTGTGGGCGGCCAGCAGGTCGCGGCGCGACTGCTCCAGCTCGCGCAGGGCCATGGTCTCTGGGCTTGGTGGCGCATACAGTGCCTTGATGGTTTCGATGATTTTCATGCTTGCTTCTCCAGTTCTTCAAGTGTCATTTGATGATCCTCAGGAAAGCGCCGCAACGGGCGCATTTGTACATAGGCTGGCCCTCAACGGGTTCCCAGCGGTGCTGGCATTCAGTCATGTGTTCTCCTTGATTGCATAATCGTGAAATATCGCACCCTTGCTGGCATCTCCCACCTTGCAAGACTTCACCCAAACATTCTTACCACTTGCAAGCCTCCTCAAATGACCTCGGCGGTCATGCAAGCGAGGAGATGCGTGTGTACCCCCCTTACCCTCTGATCGAGGTTTTGCTGGCTCAATCCAGACCGTTGTCCAGTCGTAGGTTGGCAATTTCCCTTGCTGAATCTTGCGGCGGTTGGTGAACGTGTCGCGCACCGATGGGGTGTATGCCTCCATGCGACTATCCATAGCCCCGTACCACGCTCCAAGTTGCGCCAACATCAACTCAGCAAGCTCTTTGTCTACGGGTTCATCTTCGTTGACGGAACCATATCGAATCTGGTCACCTTCAATGAAGTAAAACATTGCAGGGATGGGGCGCAAACGTGTTCCAGATGGGCCTTTCCACATGGACACAGAAATACCCTCGTCTGGGTCTTCTCCCGCCACCAGCATCAAAACCTCGTAGCTTGGGTGGTGGCTTGTCTTACCCTGCCACGCAACAAAACATTTGTTGAACGGTGGTCTATGCGTCATCACCGGATCAAGGTTGGCTCTTTGCTTATCTCCAACTGCGCCAGTCATGTCAAACCATTTCATGTCAACAATATCGACTCCAGCGTCAGCCATCAGCTTCATAGAGTCACGAACAAGTTGAGTGGTCATGTGTTCATCTCCTTGAGTTTGGCTTCGATTGAACGGCATAGCTTTTGATAAAAAACTTTGTCTGGTGCTGGCATTTCGTTTAACCAAACATCAAATACTTCATCATCCGTCAGCGACACCCATGTGCGCTTAGGCCGAATAGTGACGCTGGTTATTTCGTGCATACCATCCATCAAGGCGTTTACGCACTTGGCGATTCCTTCTGGCACTTGCGTTGGCTTGTCAGCTTCGCGCATCAGTTGCTCAAATGCATCCGGCACAGGCTGTGCTGGCCCATAGCTAACATGGTGTTTGATTGCGTGGTCTTTGCCTGATCCCAAATGCACACCGCAGTCAAGTGGGTTGTCTTGCACTGGCTCTTGCTGTGCTGGTGTGTTCTTGCACTTCTTTCCAAGTTGGCAACGCACATTCCAACAGCCTTGCGGGTCTTTATTGCAAACTGGCTCATAGTCCAGACCCAACTCACGTTTAGATTCTGGAAAATTGTCCATGAAGTTCTCCTGATGCCTTGATGTATGCCGAATGTGCTTCTTCAGCAGTACTGAAATAACCCAAACATTTTTGCTTGCCAAGCACTCGAATACTGGCAATGAATTTTTTATCTCTTTTATGAAAAATTACACCCTTAAAACCCAACTTGTTATTTGCTTGAACACCCCTATTCATGCCATTTGTTGAATGTGTTGCTGGGCGTAAGTTTTCAATTCTGTTGTCGCTTTTATTGCAGTTAATGTGGTCAAGCTGTTCAGGCAAATTTCCATAAACATACAACCAAGCCAATCTATGAGCCTGATGTATTTTTTGAAAAATTTTGATGCGGACATACCCACGTGAATTTATGGTTCCCGCTTTATCCCAAGACTTCATTTTTGGTGTGCATACTTTGCGCCAATAAAAATCACCCGTTTCTTTTTCGTACCAAAGAAATTCTTTAAGTGCTTCTTGTGTAATTTCCATTATTACTCCTGATTTTGGTCGTAAGTTAACCCGAGTTCTCTGGCGTTTTCTGCCTTCTTGTCGAGGGCCTGCTCCACTGCGCGGCCAGCATCGTAGCCATAGTTCCAGCCCATCTCCACCAGATCGAGTTGGTCTTCGCTGTAATGCTCGGTGCGGGGAACGCCATGCTCCAGCACATTGCCACTCTTCCATTGCTCAAAGGTTCTGTAGATCATTGTGTTCTCTGCCTTCTTGTCGAGGGCAAGGGCTTGCTTGATGGCGGTGATGGCTTTCTCGTGATCGTCAGCCAATACTTTCAAGCCAGCAACTTTGCCTTGCCGTGATGGGTAATTGCCATACAGTTTCTCTGCGTTGTATGCGTCTTCACGCACAAGGTCAACGCTGTTCTCCAACGCCTCCAGCGCCAATTCGAGAGCTTCGTTTTTGGTCATAAACCAATCTCCTTTCTGATCTGCCTGACGCGCTGGTCGGTGCATCCGACCTCGTGCGCGATGGCTGTTGGTTTGACGTTCTCGCGCAGCAGCTCCTCGATGCGCTGGCGTCGTGCATGGGACTCTGTGCGCTGCTTCTCGCCGCGCTGCCAGGTCTCCATGCATTGCTGCACGCGCTTAAGACCGATGGCCTTGATCACGCTGGCGGGAAGCTCAAGCATCGTGATGCGGCGGCCGTCGTCGAGCTCGTAGCGGCGAGACTTCATGCCGTCAGCGCGCGTGCGGGTCTCGAGGCATTTCATGACAGCGACCTCCACTTGCTCTTGGGTTCGCTGGCGCGCTCCACGTAGAAGTGGACCAAGAAGTTGAAGATCTGGTTGTAAGTCATCTCGATGCCCGTGTCGGCCGCGAGGCGATCGCGGATCAGGTCGATGTCTTTGGAGACCTTGAGCGTGATGCGCTTGGTCTTGGGGTCGATCAGGCGATCCATGGAGCCTCCTCGAGCTTCTCGCGTTGCTGGCGCTGGTAGGCCTGCTCTTGCGCAGGCGTCCAAGGCGTCGGGCCGTTGGCGGGTGGGAATGGCCAGGTCATGCTTCCCTCGCCTTCAGCATGGCGTCGGCGCATCTGTACGCATCGACAGCGCACAAGCTAGGCCGAATGTCGCCGTAGTTTTCGGCGCAGGCCATTAACCCCTGCATCGCCTTGGCCGCAAAGTAGTCGCGCAGGGTCATGCCGTCGTCGACCACCATGCTGGTTGCGTAGACCGTGCCCTCTGGAACTGTTGGGCGATGAATGGGGAATGCAGCTTTGCTCATGCTGCCTCCACTCGGCCATCGCGCCACTCGCGCGACTCGACGCGGCGGCTGGGCACGTTCTCGTGGTCCTGCGAGCCTGGGCGCGTGTCGGTCCAAGTCGGGATGTAGTGGTCGCCCTTGGCAACGCTGCTGTTGGTCAAGCGGCTTGGCGGGGTGATGTTGTCGGCCTCGTGGCGTGTGTCTGTCATGGGATTCCTTGTGAATTAAATGGCGTTTCAGTATATCACCATTGTGAAGTCTTACTCAGGGAAACTATTGTTTTTGCTGAGGTTTTGCTTTGCTGGCAAGACCTGCAAATTCCATGGCACATGAAGGCCACACACACTTTTACTGATAAGCGGAACAATGTGATCAACGTGATACTCAGCGCCCGTGTAAAGGCGAAAGGCTCTGGCAGCCTCATAGAAGTCCTCGATCTCGCTAAGCTGAATGGCGCTCAGCCACCCGGGAGTCGCCTTGATTTTTGACGCCTTCCTCTTCGCAAGATGCGCGATCACTTTGTGCTTGTTGTTTTGTTTCCAGGCGGCGTTCCGCTTTGCAACTTTCTCGGAATTGCCGAGCCTCCACTTGGCGGCTGACTTGGCGAGAGCGGCCTTGCGCTCGGGTCGGTGTTTCCTTGCCAAGTCGTGCTTGGCTTCAGCTTTTCTAAACGGGGCGGGGTCTGCGGCTCGAGCTGCAGCCGCTTTGATTTTTCTGCACGCCTTGCAAATGCTTTGCCTTCCCAAGCGGCCGGCAGAGCTAAGGTGGAATGCGTCCAATGTTTTTTCTTCGCCGCAAGCAAGGCATGGCTTGCTTTCCAGTCGATGTAAAATCTGTGAAGCCATGTGGCCCTCCGTTTCAGGGTTGATGTGGTGAGAGGCCCCGTTGTGTTGCTGCACTTCGGGGCTTCGTTATTTTACGGCCAAATACAGCAATGTGATCATCCAAGCACGTTGTCGATGTAGTTGGCCAGCATGCGCCCGGCCTCGAGCACGCGCTCGCGATCGCCGGGTTTTTCCTCGAGCGTGCTGCGTGACCAGGCCCTGAACTCACGCGACAGGGCGCGCCAGTGGTCTGCGTGGTGCAGCTGCAGCCAGTCGACAGCGGCCACCATGGCGCGCAGCTCGGCGTGGCTGTAGCCGGTGACGTCCTCCAGCTCGAAAGATGTGCCCACGGCTTTGGCGAACATTGGCGAGACCGTGGGGTAGCCCAGTTCTTGCTGCGCGTCGGACCAGTCCTTGCCGGCCCATTGGCCAAGCAGTTCGCCGACCCAGTCTGGTTCGATGCGGATCATGATTGCCCTTCCTGTTGCACGCGGTGCTTGTAGCGGTTGAAGCGCCACGATGTGGCTTCGGTCTCGACGCGCTGCCAGACCACCTCGCGCTCGTCGTCGTTCATGCCGCTCCACTGGGCCACTTCCATGTAGGTGCGGCCGCAGCCTTTGCAGACCTCGTCGTAGAGCGTGGTGCAGACGGCGATGCAGGGGCTGTCGGGGCGGGTCATGCCGCCACCTCCACCGTCACCAGCACCCGGCCATGCTCCACCGGGTCGTCCGACACGTCGAAGCTCAAGCGCCACTTGCTGTCGTCCACCCCCATCGCATCGGCCAAGCCATCCAGGCCAGACTTCATGCTCGCCACCAGGTTGTCCCAGTCACGTCGTCGCTTGTCCGGCGGAAAGAACTCGAGGTGCACCAAAACGCTGCCAGACGCCTTGGGCACCAGGCCCAGGCCCGAGGCCTCACCCACCTGCCTGCAGCGCGTCCTGTAGGCCTTCTTGGCCTTCGCCGCCGTGGACCAGTGATGCCGAGCATTCGGGCTCAGGTCCTTCGATGGCCAGGGCAATTCCAAAGTAAATGTTAGTGCCCGCTCACATCCTAGCGTTACTGTGACGTTATTCGTTTTTTGCATAAAGCTGGGTCTTTCAATACATCATTGTGATATTCCTGACCTGGCCAATAAACCGGACAGAAAAGCAGTAAACCGGACAAACCGGACAAACCGGACGGGCACCCCGGAACACGTGGGAAGGGGATATATCTCTTAATACACATAGTCTTTTTTTTATTTCTATATATAAAGAAACCCAATAAACATGCGGCTTTCCAGCCAGGACAGCCCTGTCCCCGCAATGTCCCTTTCTGTCCGGCTTATTCATCATCGCCCTCCTCTGTCGGCACTGGTGCAAACTCAGCCGCCACCCATGCCATGCGGCTTTTGCCACGTCCTGACGCTGGCTTGTACTGGACCAAAGACACCAGATCCCGGCGCTTGAGCGAGTCCATGACGGCGTCTTGCTCGTTGGGTTTGAGTGCTCGGAACATGCGACTGGACTCGGCCAGCTCTGCGTGTGTGCGGCCCCTGGTTGCACCGATTCGGATGACGCGCAGGGTTTCTTGGGCTTGCCGGTCGAAGTCGCTGTCGCCCATCCGGGTGGCCACCTGCTCTTCTTGGATGGCCATCGTGAACTTGACGAAGTCGATCGCCCACTGGGTGCTGGTGGGGTCCATCTCGAGGCCGCCACCGCCAGCCACCTGCTTCAGATCTTGGGCCTTGTAGCGTGAGCAGGACATGGCCAGGGCCAGCTTGGCTGCGTGCTCCCATGCCCGGCCCCACAGGGGTGCCAGGCCCTTGGCCTTGACCGACTCCATGCGGTTCTCGACCCAGTTGTCGAACTCGAGCATGAGCTGGGGCGTCATGGCCGCCATGGGCAGCTCGATGGGGTTGGCTGGGTCAAGGCCTTGGATGCCGTTGGAAAGCTCCCTGGCGGCCTTCATCCACTCCACCACGGCGGCCGGCGGCTGGCCGATGCCAACGTACTGCTTTGGCACCCTGCGATCAGGCACGAACAGCAGGATCATCCGGTTGAGGTAGCCGGACACCACGTCCTGGCTGCCCAAGGCTGGCCACAGGGTCTCAGGGGTGGTTGTGCCGTGCAGGCCCACGCACGGGTACGCGATGTCCTGGCGCTCGCGGTTCTTCTGGTCTGCGTACTCGGTGCCGTTGTAGATCGTCCCGGCGCTCGAGAACAGCTTCATGAGGTTGGTCACGATGCCGGCCAGGTGTGGGCCTGCGCCCTTGGTGGCCACGGCCTTCAGCATCAGCCCCAGCTCGTCGATCTGGAACAGGCTCACGGGGTGGTTGGCCGTGCGTGACAGCAGCGCCTGGCCAGACGCGATCTCTTCGCCGCCCAGCAGGTCGTTCATGCCTGCGGCCTGGAACAAGACCTTGATGCACTTTCGCCCGTGGTCCTTGCCGGCGGATGTGCCGGCCACGCCGACGAAGTAGAAGTTGGTGCGCAGCCCGGTGGATGTGGCCACCTTGCGCCCGAGCACCGTGCCGACCACCGACAGCGCAGCTGCCAGCGCCAGGATCGGCTGAGGCTTCTGTGCGGTCTGCAAGATCCAGTCGGCGATCTCCTGCACGATGCCGCCGGGCTTGAGCAGGTGCTGCGGGTAGTCCGGCACGTCATACGCCGGGCCGTCGGTCTCTGGCTGCGCCTTTGGCTGCACCACCTTTGCCGGCGCGTCGTCGCGCACTGCCACCTGGTCGGGTGTGCTGCGCTTTTCCGCGCGCGCCCGCTGCGCCTCGAGGGCTGCGTCCAGGTCGATCGTCACGTCGGGCTGGCGCTTGGGCGCGTGGCGCTCGATGCCAGCGACCTTTGCGGCCTCGTCCAGCGCCGCCTTGACGTCACCGTTGTGCTGCAGCATGCACAGCAGGTCGAACGCGTCGTGCGCGTAGCCGTCTGCCAGGGGGTCGCTGCCATGGTGGCTGTAGCACCGCTCGTGTTCGCTGTCCTTGAACACCACCACCCCGGGGATCTTGGTGCTGCTGCTTGGGCACAGCCAGCGCTTGCCCTTCAACTTGTACCCAGACTGGGTCAGCAGGTCTTCGACAGATACAGCATTGTTATAGGCCCCGATCACATTGCCATGCTCGGTGTTGGCGGGGCGCGACGCCTGCACGTATCGGCGGCCGCTGTGCATCTTTTTCCATGGGCACAGGTTCTCGATCTCTTCGCGAAGGCCAGACGACTTGTCGGCCAGTGCGCGCCAGAACTCGAGCAGTCGTGGCGGGATCGTTGGCAGCGTGTCGAAGTCCCACGGGGCCTTGCCCTCGGCCCATGTGTAGTAGTGGCCATCGGGGTGCATGGATGGTGGCAGCACGTCCTGGTTTGGACCCGCACGGAACTCGATGATCGTGAACCGATCGACGGGGCTCTTTGCGTCTT